CTGGTTTGACGTGCTTAAGTAGTTCAAGCCAAACACCCCAGGCGGTTTCGTTTTTGCAGCACATCTGTGCAACCGTGCGTAGGGCATGGTCTTCTTCTCCATCACCAAAATGCCGCTCACTTCCGTGAAACGACTCAAGGGCAGCTCTCATGGCTGACCGACGAAATCCAGAGAAGCCCTTAAAGTTGTCGGCATTCGTAGCCGCTTCGATGGCGCGGTCAATATCACGATCCCCAACCACCACGGGACGCTCAAGGATTTCGGCTAGTTCGTTGGCGCAAATCTTGTATTCGACCGCGTCGAATGGGTGCCTAGTCGTTTTCTTCAATTCCTTCGCGTAACGTGCACGCCAATTCTCCACCAGCTCCCACAGAGCGCGGTTGTCGGGGGTCATCATTTCAGCGCCCTCTTAACTGCTTCGACAGATGACGCGTAGCGGCGAGCACGCGACAAGATGGACTCGCGACTACGACGCTTAGAGAAAGCACCATCGGTATTCGAATAGAGTTCGACGGCCTCAAGAAGCGACAGCATCTTTTCCTCCATCTTCTCGACGGCATCTGCTGCACGCTGCGCCGGAGTCTTACGCTCAGTACTCATTTCGCCTGCTCCTTCAACGCAGAGAGGAATGCCTTTAACGCGGCGTTTAGCAGATCGTCGGAAGCACAGCCTGAATTGCAGCAAGCGTGGTTTAACCATCCTTCGCGAGCGGCAGACTCCAACTCAGGCGTCACTTCTAGCGACTGGATGGCTCCTTTCCATATGTCTTCAGGCGTTGCAAATACGCCGTTATCTTCAAACCACTTCTCAAACTTCGCGTTCATGCGATACCTCTGTGATCGTCGTAATCACCAGGACAACGCCTTCGAAAAGGCGCTGGCCTTGTGGTTATGCCTTCGTCAGTTCCGATGCCGGGAACCACTTGAGCGCTGCGCAGCCACTGGCATTCACGTAGCGAAGGCGGAAGTAGTTCTCGCCACTCGAATAGTCAGCGCGACCGTCGACGGTGCCGTGCTCGGCGCTGATCGTGACGGTGGCGGCTTCGCCGATCTCGAACTCGAAGTGCGTTTTGTTGCTCACTGCATGCTCCTTTGGTTGGTGGTGGGTTAGGCGGCTTGCTTTAGATCGTTGGCGGCTTTCTGGATCACGCTGTAGAGGCCGCGATAGATGGCGATCAGGTCACTCTCGGCGTAAAGCTTCGCGGCGCGCTCGTTGCCAACGGGATGGAAGCCGATCGATGCGAGTCCTTCCGCTGTGATCGACAGCGGCGCGATGCGCGCGTTGATGTCGCCGAGCTTGATGGTCTTGTTGGTCGGAGTTGCGGGCCGGCGTTCGGGGGCTGTGAAGACGTCGAATGGCGTATCCACCGCGGCGGGTCGGGTAACGGACTGGACCGCGACCACAGTTGAAGGCTCGGCATCGACGATCAGCTCCACCGGCTCGGCGACAACGACGTTGCTCGCAGCCTCGGCCTCGGCGCGTTCACGCTCGATCTTCGCCAACTCCTCCTTGCGGATGCGCTCGCGCTGTTCCTCGAGGCGCTGCTCTTCCGCCTTCTTGTGGGCATCAATGCGAGACGCAACGACGAGGCGAAAGTCATCGAACGGCTTGGCAACCAGCTGCTGGAGGTCGGCCAAGAGCGCACGGTGATCCGATGCGTTCTCGTTGATCCATGCCAGCTTCGCGCGCACGTCCTTCGCCTGCCGATCTACCACAATCTTCCCGTTCGCCAAGGCAGTGGCAATCTTGTCGTCGATGCTGGTGAGCGTCTTAAGGCCCTTGATGGCCCCGGCGAAGTCAGGCGTAACGACGTCGAGTCGCAGGCCATCGAGGTCGCGTTGCGCTTCGAAAAGGTGATCAGCAAATGCGGTGCGGGCACCGTCGATACGTTCCTGACGGCGGCTGGCCTTCTCGCGCTCCAGCAGCTTTTCAGCCATGAGGCGGTTGTCGCGCACCAGCTTGGTCAGCATGTCCTTCTGCCGCTTGGCCTGGTCGACGCTCTCGATCTGCGCGAGCATCATCGCCTCGGCGGCGTTGAGCGTGTCCTCGGCCTTCTTCATGGCCTTGATCTGCTGGTCGAGGTCAACGAAGTCCTGGTCGGTCTGCGGCTCGCGGATCAGCTTGTTGTCGAGGAAGTCGCGGAGCGCCGTCTCGAATGCGTTGAAGTTCTCCCGGACGGAAATCTGTCCGATGACCTGCACTGCCACGGCGGGGAGAGCCTGCACGGCTTCGGCCACCAGGATCGGCTTGTCCTCGGGAAGCGTGTACGCGGCGAGATCACGGTCGAACTGAGCCCATCCGTCCACGATTCGTTCGAACCAGGCGGCGTCCGGCCATACCTCGGTCGATTCAAAGTTCGCAGGCGTGCCGTCGGAGACCGTGAAGATCACGCGCTTGGCGCCGGTGATCATCATGATCTGTTGGCACTGCGGCATGTGCGAGTCGGGGACCACGCCACCGGCGACCGAGGCGGCCAGTTCCTCGTTCCACTGCTTGTGCTCGAAGGCGGTGTCGAAGGCCATGGTCAGGCCGTCGCACGAGGCCGACAGGTGGCCGCCGGCGTCCTCGTTGGAGCAGGTGACGGGGTAGAGGTCGTCCCCGATGATCTCTTCGACGAGCGGACGAGCGAGGGCCTCGACGTGATGCCCGTAGTCGAGAATGTTCTCCTGCACCCAGGCGCTGAACTCCTTGGGGTTGCAGGTGTGCTTGACGCGCAGCAGCTCGGAACGCGTGGTTAGTTTCGACAGGCCGAGCATGGCAGCAGCTTCGCTGGCGCCGTGGCGGGTAAGGCGGAATGCCGCCCACTCGTCGCTGCCCTGGATAAGGTCATGGATACGCATTACTCGGCACTCCCGTTGTTGGCCCACGAAGCGATCTCGATCTTCTGGTCGTTCGTGAGCAGCTCTTTGGTCTGGATCATGGCGATGAGGTCATTGACCGACTTGTTGCCGGTCTCGACTGCCGTGCGCCACCCAGCCTGCTTCTTTGCGAAGTTCTCGTCGCTGCACGTCGGCAGCTCCTTCGCCGTGCCCGCGGCGGGCGTCGCGGCACCTGCCTGCTCGTCCTTGTTCTCCATGACGCTCTTCCAGGAGGACTCGCCATCGCGGATGGCGCCGTAGATGCCGCGCAGGTTGACCAACTCGGTCGGCGAGCAGGTGTCCAACGAATGGCCGAGGTAGTCGGCGAGGTCGGAGGCCTTGACGCCGATCTCGCCAAACGCGTCCGCGATCCTCTTGCGCTCGGCGCCAGGGTCGCGCGCTGCCTCGTCCAGACGAATGGACTTGATGATCGCTTCGGCTTCGTCCTGCAGGTCGCCAGGAATGATGCGGAGGCCGAGGGTGCGGATCGCCTTGGAGACCTGCGCCGCGCGTTTGTTGAGGATGTCGTCCTCGGTGCCCGGTACGGTGTAGACGTTCTTGTTGTAGCTGTTCTTGCGGACGCTGATATAGCTACCGTCGTCACTCGGCTGCGAACGCTCGACCGTCTTCGTCACGCGGACGTCGAGCGGGTAGGTGACGTTCGACTCCAAGTCGGTCACGGAGACGCGGTGCACCTCCTTGGTCTCGTCCTCGAAGATCATGCTGGTCTCCACCAGCACGTTGGTCATGCAACGAAGCGCGACTTCGACGAAGCGGATGCCGAGGCCCTCGACAACCTTGCCGATGGGCTTGCGGTAGTAGGCCGACTTGTTGTGGGCGAAGCTGGGGCGCTTACACTCTTTCAGCAGGTCCTGACGCACCTGGTCCCACTGGCGCGGCCGGCGCATGGCCATGACATAGCGCGCCTCGACCATTGCCTTCGCCTGAGCGGCGACTGCGGTCGAAGCCGTCTCTTGCACGGCAAGGGTGGTGCTGGTGCCGCCGAAATCCTCGCGGACGGCGACGGCCTGGTTATGCGATCCCTTCGTCATTGCGTTCATTCCGAATTCCTTGCCGGAATCCGCCGGCGCGGTGTGTGGAATAGGTGGCGGCAGGCCGGTCGGACCTTTGACCTTGCTGCCCAGCAAGCGCCTGCCGCCGGTGAAATCAGTCGTTGACGATGCGGATGCGGGGCTTCACGCGGACGCGCTGCTTACGCTGCCGGTGGTGATGGCCGCCGCTGTAGTAGCGAGCAGCCCATTCGGCGCGGCGTTCGTCGTTGCTTAGCGGCGTGCATCCTTCGAAGCTCTTGGGACGCGTGCGGGTGATGGAGA